CCCAATGACAGGATTAGCTGCTGAACCGCTAATTATTATCTGATTTGTTGTACCAGCTATTGTTAAAGCTCCTCCTGATGTAGACAATTCAAATACTAATCCTGTTGTACCTATAGTAGGATTATCTTGTGAAGTGTACATATAGATTCTTTTAGCCAAAGTAGTACCGCTATTTGAAATAGGTACAATAACACCTCTTTTAAATAAATAAGACGAATTAAAATCTTTAGCTCGTGTTAAAACCCAAGGTGCTGAGGCACTACCAGTGCTTGTTACTACATAAACACCATTTCCAGCTGGATTACTAAAATCTTTTACTAAAATTCTATCGTTTGTTTGAACAACATAATTATCTACAACAAGAGCTGCGTTTGTAGAAGACGTTAAAGTAGCACCTTCTCCAGAAGTTCCATTATTATAAGTGGCTGACAAGTCAGTTGTAGTTGCTGCTGCAACAGGTAATTTAGCAACTACGTTTACAAAATTTTCAGTTGCTAATTTGTACCAATTCCCACTGTCTGCAAATTCTAAACTTCCCGTTGGTAAAACACCTCTTGGTTCAACAATATTGTTGATCTCTTCTGGTTCTTTATTATTTTTCATTTGTCATTCACTTTAATTATATGTTATAATTATACAAAATTTTAATATATTAGTCATTATATTTCTTTATTAAATCTGATCATACCTGAAACTGCATTTACAGGTCTTTGTGATGTAAAACCACTTGGTATTGTCATTGCTTCATTTCCTGTAAATACAGGATTGGGTGTAAAAGTACTTGTTATTATATTAGTGTTACTATCATTTACACCTATAACATCGCCTTCTATTTTTACAGTGTTTATTAAATTAACAGCTGTGTTTGCTGTACTTTGTGCAGATGCTGCAGCTGCTGTAACAGTAGCTAAAGCTGCACTTATTGAAAAACCAACTGTAATTCCAGGGATTGAACTATAAGGTAACATTTGAGCATTAAAATATATTGCTGCTAATGCAGCACCTTCAGCTGGAGCTGCAGCGGCTGCAGCAGCGGCTGCATCTGCTGTAGTTTGAGCTAATGCGACTGATTCAATAGTAGGATAATCTATTCCACCTACAGCAAGATCTAAATCACCTTCTACATTTACTTTTAAAATACCTATACCTAAAGAACTAAATAAAAATTCTACAGGGCGTGAAATATCAGAACCATCCCCTTGCCAAAAAGCTTTTGCAGATAAATTAGTTAGATTGTTTAATGGTAATTTATCAACCCTACTTAGTAGCTTAGATATATCATTCCCTTGTGCATCTTGATTCAAAGGTCTTATCAATGCTAAATCCATAACATCTAATGGAATATCTAAATCTACATAATCCATACCTGCTATAGCATTTGTTATATTACCATCTGCTAAATTAGGATTATTTGGATCTGGATTAGTTCTAATATTCTGTTTTAATAAACCAGCTTGTAACTCATCTAAAGCTTGAGCAGCTGTAAAAGTATAAGTTGGACTTAGTCCATATAATGTCTTAATAGCCTCTGGGATAGCTAGCATTGCAGGATTATCCCACTCAAAATTTATTGTCCTACTACTAACAATAAACCCAGCATTATCTAACCTCTTCATAGCTTGAGCAATTTTTATCTGAGCAACACCAAGTGAGCTAGATATTATTGTCTCGGGGTTTGTGTTAATTGTACTAACAGTGCCTGCAAATATCTGAGGTAACCAAGGACTAGACATTATCCAATCTAGAGGAGATAGTGGACTAAATGAAGGGTTTGGTATAGGTACATCAGGCAATGATATTCCAGTTGGGTATGGAAATTTAGCTGATCCCAATGTTGGTAAATTACTAATTCCTATTTGACTTCTAGCTACGGCGTAACTTTCTGAATCACCTATCCATATTTTATTATAATCCAGTTTGTATAGTGGTTTTACTCTATCTAAATCTCTTCGTAAGCTAATTATATCTAATCTAATATCTGTTATATTATAGCTATTAGTTATATTGTAGACTTCTTGCCAATTGTCATTGCTTGTACCACCAATTAGTGTGTACATTTCTTGATTAGTCGAAACGTAAACTAGCATTCCTTCGCTACGTCTTTCTAGAGTAATTGCATCTCTATCTACAAGTGTTAGTACAGAATGAATACCACCTTTACCATAAATATCTAAATTAGTTGGGTAAGTATCATTTATCCCCATTGGGATAATGTAATCACTTACTTTTAAACCTCTCATGATGTTAAATGCCCTATAAAATCAGCTATCATTGAGCTGTCTTCATTATATTTGTTGTTCATTATATTATTAACATCATTAAACCAAGATGGTGTGCTATTATCTAATTCATGAGGAAAATCAGATGGGAAACTTGGTTGAAACTTATAATAATGAAAATTATCTAAAGTCCTTAGATCTTGCCATGTTAAATTGAAATTTGACAATTCTTCTGAACCACTCATTGATATATCAAACAAGGAAAATAAGATAGCCCCCATATTGTCTGATCCAGTAGATCCTCCTGATCCATCGAAACCCATATGACCTTTACCTGTCCCTAGGTCTAGCACACAAATCTTCTTGTAGTTAGGTTTTATGCTCTTAGCAAGTCCTACAGCAGTTTGAGCAGGATCGTTTGCAAATAATCCCCCATCAACATGATCGTGGCCATTGAATGTAAAATGAGGTAAGTATATTGGGGCAGCTGATGTAGCTCTTGCAACGTTTACTATTGACTCATTTTGACCAATAAACATAGGGTCATTAAAGTTTGAGAACATCACAAATCTACTAACGTCCTTTTGAAACGATGGTATTACTACGTTTGTTTTCAAAGAAGCCATCGTACTTGTACCAAACAAATCTACTAAAGTCTGTTGTAATATATTGTCGCCATAGTTTGAATCTGGATATGGTGACTTATAAAAAGGGTCATTTATACCTATTAGAACAAGTTTTTGAGCTGTATTAGGTCTATTTGAATCTGTATTAGCATTATGACTACCTGACGCTATTTCAGCAGCTGTTCTAATTGTAAACAAACGACAAGCTTTTTCTAAGAAAAATGACTCTAATTGGTCAGGTGTTAGTCCGTATGCGTATGCTAAATCAAGTATACCACCAATAGATGCACCCCCAATTACTGTAGCATATTTCCATAAATCAACTTGTGGAATACCCCATTGAGCTAAAAACCTTTGTAAGAACTTTAAACCTAAGTAACCTCTTGTTCCACCGCCTGTTAAAACTAATACAAAAATTGTTGAATTCTTCACTATTTAACACCCATAATAAATTGAGTGCTAATTTCATTTAGGGTGCGATAGCAATTATATGTTATCTCTAGCCCATAATCATTTGTAATTGTTATTTTCTTAACATCATCAAATACTATCGATATGTCGCTCTCAATATCATAAAAAACATAGTTTTCACCTAATATTGCAGGATAACAAAACCATTTATAAGCTATGTCTAGAAATAAATACTCTCCGTAAATATTATTTACTAATTCACTAGCTCTAAGCACAGCTAAAACGTTTGGTAATCCTGAATCTGTTATGTCTTCTGTATATTCACCATAGTAAATCTTATATTTATAATTCACCAAGAATGAATTACTAAAACTTACACCTGTTGTATCGTAAGCTAATATCTCAAAGCTAATTGAACCTATTGTATTTTGAGTAGTTTCAGATATAGGCAATGTTACAGGTGAAATGTTAGGTAGGTTTTCTAACATAGGATAGCCACTTTGACTGATTACTATTGAATCAGGTTGTAATAATTCTGGATCTTGTATTTCAAATTCAACGTTATAGAAACCTGTTTGAATTGTATAACCTATCTCTACGTTGCTAGGTACTGGATTATCTGAAAACTCTTTAATAACAAAAGACGCAAAAGTTGGCAATACACAGCCGTACAACAATCTTGTCAATAGTATCTTAAGGTCTACATTCTTGAATTGAGAACCTTTTTTGATACCACCAACATCGAATGGGGTTGGTGCAGTATTTGTATAATCAAATCCCCCACCACCTCCACCTCCTCCGTATGAGTTCTTAACGCGTAGTTTACCTGCATCTATCCATTTCTCGTTAGTCTCGATTAATAGGTGGTTTCGATTGTCTATTTCAGCAGATATAATACCATTACCATCGTCACCTTTATCACCTTTATCACCTTTAATAGATTGCCCATTCTTGCCGTCTTTACCATCTCGTCCGTCTTTACCATCAACACCGTCTTTGACAACTGGTATTGACTCTTTTATTATCTGCAAACCATGACTTATTTCTGATTTTATAATTGACTTAGATTTTTCTAATTTCTTGGTAATATCAGCAGATAATTTGCTTAATATTTTATCTTCGTCAACATCTTTGCCATCTCGTCCATCTTTACCATCAATTCCTTTGATAGGTTTGAATGTATCTTGTATGTTCCTAATTTGTTCAAATATAAGATCTTCAAGCTTTTCTTTTGCTTCATTATTTGAAGTTGTTATTAAAGTATTTACCTTTTCAACAATTTTATTAAGTATATTAAATTCATCAACATCTTTGCCATCTCTTCCATCTTTAGCTACAGGTATTGCTAATATTAGCTCTCTTATTTCTAGATTTAACTCATCGCTTATTTTATTTTTTATGATATCTAACTGATTAACAACTTCGGCCAACACGCTATTTTTTATTGATTCTTCATCTGCATCTTTACCATTAATAGCAACAGGTATACTATCTTTGAAAATTAGAAGTTCTGATTCTAATTTATTTAATAACTCAGTCTTAATCTCATTTATTATGTATTCTTGGTCTGCGTCTTGACCCTTCTCACCTTGTTCACCTTTGACAATTAAAGGCTCTGTGATGAATATTGACTTAGCTATATCATCTATCTTTGTCTCAATATCCAATCTTAGAATACTAATTATTTTGCTTTCTAAATAGTCAATATCTATTTCTGTCTTTATGGTTGGTAAATCAAAAGAGCTTTTACTATCGTCAGAATATAAAACAGCTAATTTTTCATTATTAAGCTCGATTGAGTTAATATATCTAGTACTTAAGAACCTATCTGTTAGCTCGTGTACAATAGCTGCCATTAATGCAATATTATCTTCACTTGTCATTTCTTACTTACCTTCTCATAAGTAGATTGGACGATTTTGTGAATCTTCTCCTGTGTTTGATCTGTGTTAGACTTTTCTTGTTTAAGCCCTTCTAACTCCATCTCTGCACTGTCAATTTCTAACAACTCGTCATCGCTAAGTACATCTATCTTAATATCAGTATGAAACTTACCGTGACCAAAACGCTCTTGGTATGCATCTCTAGCGTCAATAGCATTAACGTTAGCATACATTAGGTCTATCTCAGCATATTTTTTAGCTATATCTGCCTTTTCTACTTCGGTAGGAGCTGTTAAACTTGGAAATTCCCAGTGCAAGTTTATTGTCTTACCTTTCCAACTCTTTTGAGCTGCTATAATTTGTATTAACCAGTCAATACAAGGCTCAATACTATCAGATCTATAACCTCTTACACTATCATAGTAATTTTGCATATCACCTTGACCAGTAGAATTTAAGCCTGCTGGTGATCTTCCAAACAATCTAGACGCTGGTATACCTGATACAGCGCACAAATACTCTGATATTCTATCTAAGGCTTCACTATAACCACCCATGGCACTTGCCTTCTTCTCATAATCTTCGCCGTCTTTATCCATTAATAATACATTTGTAGTACCGAATTTCTTGGCATAATTAAGAAAGTCAACACGAGATCTTATTTGATCTTCACTACCTTCCATAAACTTCATTGATAAGCCGTCCATCTTAAATATGGTCTGAACAAAGTCCTCAAGGATGCTGATTGTTGATTCTTGGGCATGAAGATAATTAAACAAAGCTTTATTAACCTTGTTTAGAATAGGCGACTCCCATTGTAGATTATGAAGTTTAAATAAATTTGTGCTACGTTCACCACCAAACACAAAACATCTACTACGATGCACTCTAAGTAATGTGTGTTCGTAGTTTTGCAAAGCTAGTGTGAAATATTCAGGTTGGTTAAAATATTCAGAATTAACATCAGTGTTAATATCAAGTGCTGTATACGTAGCTTGCCATCTGTCATATACTTTTAATGAATCAATTTTATTGACTGTCTTTAGATTTAAAGGTTGTGAATGATCTTGGTAATCATCTACAAAAGCTACAACTAATGCGCCGCCGAATAATCTACCAAAGCATCCTGCATCGGTAATCATTTGCTTTGCTTTAATTCTTTTGAATTCTAGAGCAAGGTCAGCGTCGCAATCTACAAACCCTCTAGTAGCATCCTCTACAAGAATATCTACGATCCTTTTACCTATTCCATTAGATCTATATATTTCTTCTAATTCGTAACGATTAAGCAAACGTTGATATAGTGGTTTTTCTGAATGCGAAGGAAATGAATAATTATCCTGTCTAGCAACTTTATTACTAGCATCATTTCTAAACGAATTTGTTAATTTATTATATAAAGATTTAAACACTGTACAACATAGTTAATTAAGCTACGTAAGCTTTATGTGTATTTTAACACATTATTAGTATATTAGTCAATGTTATCAACTGATATATTGAAATAACTATATACAAAGTGATTTTAATGGACTATGTGTGTTTTTGGCTAAGTTAGCAATTATTATTTTGTGAGATTTATCATAGTTGTTGACTTAACTAAAATTGTGATGTATTATTTCTATCACAATACTTCTCTGCACTAAGCGATGTTATTATATTCGGTCACTCCTATATAATAACATCGCGCTAAATTGCCTTCTTCCATTTACTATAATCAATACTACTATTCTTCATCAGACGCTCAAGTGAATAGCGAAGTCCGTCGATCAAATGATTGTTTTTATCTACAATCTTATTTGTTATATCACCACTACGTTCATCTACCTCATATGAATATAAAGTAAACTCCTTAATAGTCTCTTTGCAACGTGGATGAATTATCACCTTGTCAAAAGACTTTATATATTCAATACCATCCTCGATTGACCCTTTTCCCTTCTCAACAGCCTTGATACTATATCCCTGCCTTTTTATGAACGATATACTCTCAGGTCGCGCATTGTCTGCATATATTGTGTGTTTTCTTAAATCTGGTAATCTAAGCTCTAAGAATTTAGCTGTCTCATCTATTTCTAAACTATATTTTACTGCTTCATGTGTTATATAGAGTATATTGTTGTGTATATAACAACGTATACCAGCTGTTGGATCTTGTGCAAACCCAAAGTCTAAACCGAAATATTTATACATTCCATCAGGTTCTTCAAAATTAGACTCTATCCAATATCCTTTAAATATCTGAGCATCAGAGTGCTCTAAACATTCACCTAACCAAACGTGTTGATACATTCCATAATCTTTTAACTTTTGGCGTTCCATTTGTTCGGCTAAAACTTCAGGAAAATGAGGATTATCTGCGTAGTTTACCTTAGCTACGTAAGCGTTGGGTGGGGGCTGAGATTCTATAAAAATCCTATATAAAATATCTGTCTTGTTCTTAGGATTAAAAGTGCACCATATTTCACTATTAGGCTCACGTATTGTTGGCTCAATGATACGCCAACTTTCAGCAGATAGTGTATCAGCTTCCTCAATCCATAATCTAGTTATGCCTGCCATAGACTTTATACTGTCTATATTATGCCTCAAACCTTTGAAAATAAACCTACTACCTGAATAGGTGCAGTTTATCTCATCTCTGGTTATTTCAAAATATTTAGTAAGATTAAGTGCGTCAATGCGTTGTTGTAATAGTGAATGAACACTGTCTTTGATAGAGTTTTGAAACTCTCTACCACACAAAACTAAGTGTTTGCTATATAAAGATTCTAATATTAATGCATCAGCAACGGCATATGATTTACCACTACCTCTACCTCCATGAATTACTTTATACCTATATGGTTTAAATAATCCTTGTTGCCATTTAGTTAATTCGCGATGTATTTCATTATTTTGACTCATCTGACGATTTGTCTTCAATGAAGTGATTTATTATTGTTGGTGGGCGATCTGGTGTTACGTCTCGAGTTGTTATTTCACTTTCAGTTTTATCTGTTTGACCTAAAATGTTTTTACCAAGCCATACTAGCATTGTAGCATTGCCTGCTTCAGCTAACTTCCATTGGTGACGTCTTAAGCTAACTTTACCAGATGCACTGTATTTTTTAAAGAACTCCGAAAAGTTTGGGTAACCATGCTCTTTCAATCTAGCAATAAGAGTGTCATTATCAATATCAAAAACACCAGCAATCTCTTCGCTAGTACACTGTAAAGCACACATATTTTGTGCAGCTTTAATATCTATTTCTTTCCTTGGAACTCCATTAGGATTACGACAGTATTTTTTAACTTCAACTAAATCTTTAATATTCTTATTAGACTTAGCCATTTAG